TATCTGCTCCCCTAGCAGATTCTAAAAAATGAAGATCTGAGATAGGTTAGGATCGGAACATTAAAGGAACAAAATGAGAACACTTAACGACTACTTTTTAACATCAGCTATACCTGATGTATCAACAGCATCATCAACATTTGTAAATGTACCAGATGGTGGAAGAATTATTAAAATTTTCGCACATAACAAAGCAACTACTACAGGAACAGCAGCTATTACTTTTGAAATAGATGGTGTAGCTTGTGATAGTGCAGCTATCAGTCATGTAGCATCAGGATCTGCAGGAAAAAAATATTCAGTAGAACCTACTGCAACTAACGATGTTCTAGAGGGATCTGTAATTGAAGCAATCACTAATGGTGGTTCTACAAATGCATCTAAAATGGAAATTACTTACGTTATAAGAAGATAATTAATTATGGGGATGGCAACATCCCCAAACACAAAGGAATAAAACTATGTATGGGAGCAACTACGCAATGAGACCTCTAACTACACAAAAGGTTACATCTTCTGGTTCGTCTGCAGCTTCATCTGCTTTTAGTGCTAATATTGAATATGTTAGAATTATACCAGATGCTGATTGTCATATCGAATTTGGAACAGCACCAACAGCAACTAACGCTAAAATATTTTTAGAAGCTAAATCTTCTGAATGTTTTAAAGTTTCGCCTGGCGAAAAAGTAGCTGTAATTGGATCAGTAAATTTATACGTTACAGAATTATCTGAATAATTTATGGGTAAAATAAGATCAGTTGAATATGATGCTGGAATAAAGACTAAATACATTAAAGAGTCTGATGGTAAATTAACTATTAATAACTCTCAAGATGTAAACCCTTTATTGAAAAGAAACAAAGCATTATATAATCATGATAATGGTTATATTTCTGCTGCTAAAGAAATGAAAAGAGTGGCAAGTATACCACCTTTAATACTTTCGATATGGGCTAAAGAATACAATGGAACTAACAACTGGTTTCAATTACCTAAAGATATACAAAGAAAAATTATGAGAACTAAACTTAATAGTAATGAGTTTAGATATTTTAGAACAGCTGAAGGAAATTTATAATGGCATTAACAACATATTCAGGATTAAAATCATCTATAGCAGATTGGTTAAATAGATCTGATTTGACAAATCAAATTGCAGATTTTATTGCACTAACAGAAGCTGACTTTAATGCTAAACTAAGAATACGACAGATGGAACAAATAGATGCTATTACAATAGACTCTGAAACAGAAACTGTTCCAACTGGTTTTATTGCAGTAAGATCTTTATACATATTATCTGCTAGTACTAAATATGTTTTAGAATACATAACTCCACATAATATGTTTGAGATTAAAGCTGGTTCAACAACTGCTAGACCTAGAGTCTATACAATTGAGAGTGATAATGAAACAGAAACTTTACGTTTTGGCCCTGCCCCTGATACTTCTTATACTGGGTACTTATCATATTATAAAAGTTTTGGAGCTCTTAGCGATACTAATACATCAAATTACATTTTAACAAATCATCCTGGAATTTATTTATATGGTTCATTATATCATGCAGCAAACTTCTTAGGTGGAATAGATCCTAACCAAGTACAACAATGGTTACAAATGTATATTTCAGCTTTAGAAAGATGTGAAAATAATGACAAACAAGATAGTTATGGTGGATCACCAGTAACACAAAGAACAGACGTACAAACAGATTTATCATTTTATAGGGCTAGATAATGATTGATAAAAAAGAAAGAAAACAATTAAAAAAAGCAGCAGCTCATCATTCTAAAAAACATATGAATATGATGATTAAAGATATGAAAGCTGGTTTAAGTTTTAATAAAGCTCACAAAAAAGCTGTTAAAAAAGTAGGCAAATAATGTTAATACCTTTTGGAGAATGGCTACCTGATCAACCAACACATGGAATGAAAGGTGCTAACGTAGCAACTAATGTTTATCATGCTTTGGGATCTTACAAAAGATTTCCATCATTAGTATCATATTCAGGTACATCAACAACTGGTAAAGATGCTCATGGTTCAGGTTCATTTAGAGATAACTCTAATGTTGTATATAATTTTGCAGCAACTAAAACAGATATATATCAATTAGCATCAGGAGCTTTTACTTCTCGTAAAGGAAGTTTAACTGGAAATGATGATGATTATTGGACATTTACACAATTTGGTCAATATATAATTGCAAGTAATGGAGTAGATCAACCTCAATATTATTTAATGGGAACATCTACTAATTTTGCAAATCTTAATGCAATACAAACAGCAGGTACTACACCTTTGTTTAGAGTATCAGGAGTTGTTAGAGATTTTTTAGTAACAGGTAATATAGCTAATGCTACTAACAGAATACAATGGTCTGGTATTAATGATATTACTACATGGTCAGGTAAACAATCTGATTTTCAAGATTTACCAGGATCTGGTGGACAAGTAGTTCACATAACTTCTGGTGAGGTAGGATATGTATTTAGACAAAATCAAATAGTTCGTATGGACTATGTTGGTGGAGCAGTTGTATTTAGACTATCTGTAATTTCTCCAAACAGAGGAGCTGTTTATGGAAGAACAGTATGTCAAGATAATAGACGTGTATTTTTTTATGCTGATGATGGTTTTTACGAAATTCAAGGAGATACTGTAGCACCTATTGGAGTAGAAAAAGTTAATAGATTTTTTGATCTTAATTTAAACAAAGCATTTTCTGATAGAATAGTAGCAGCAACAGATCCATTTAATAACTTAGCTATGTGGTTATACCCATCTGTTAATAATGTAAGTAACACTACAGGTACTTGTGATCGTATGATTATATATAATTATGCTACAAAAAAATGGTCTTTAGCAGAAGTTAATGCTAGTCAAATATTTCCACAATTTGTAGGAGCATATACAGTAGAACTAATGGATATTATATCTACAAATCTTGAAAATATAAATGCTGCATTAGATACAGATTATTGGAATGGTGGACAAATGTTTTTAGGTGGAATAGATGCAGATTTTAAAGCTGCAATTTTTTCAGGAAACGCTAATGAGTGTGAAATTGAAACAGCAGAAATTGAAGGATTTCCTGGTGCTAGAACTAACATTCAAGGAATTAGACCAATAGTAGATGCAGAAGCAACAGTTACTGTAAAAACTAGAGAAAGATTAGCAGACACAGAAACAGAATCTAGTTCATCTACAATGGTAGATAGTGGTATTAATCCTGTTAGACAATCAGGAAGATATATAAGAGCTAATGTAAAAATAGCTTCAGGTACAGATTTTAATCATGCACAAGGTATAGACATTGTAGCATCAAAAGCAGGGTATAGATAATGGCAGATACAATAGATATTGATAATGTTAGATATTCATTTGAAACACAAGAATATTTTCAAAGACAATTAGAAGAAGCAGTAAATACATTAGTAAATAAAAATAATACTGAAAGCGATAAAGCATTCAGTTGGTTTATGAATTAGGAGAATCATGGCAGGAACATTTTTAGGAAAATACGATACAACATCAGCAAATAACACAGCTACAGGAACTAATTCAGTTTCAGTAGCAGAAGGAATGTTACCATCTAATATTAATAACGCTTTTAGAAGTGTTATGGCAGATATTAGACAACATTATAATGCAGCTGAATGGATTGAATATGGTGATGGTGCAGGTACTTACACAGCTACTTACGCATCAAGCACATCATTTACAATTGATGGAGCAAATGTAACATCTATTTATCATGCTGGACGTAGAGTTAAAGTTGTAGCATCAACGCCAGGCACAATATATGGTACTATATCTAGTACATCTTTTTCAACAAACACAACAGTTAATGTTACTTGGGATTCAGGAAATTTATCTAATGAAGCAATTACAAGTGTACATATTGGTGTATTAGCTAAAACAAATAATTCAATACCTACTGGTGTTATAGCAGCAGGTAATATAGCAGATGATGCAATTACAGCTGCAAAAATGGCTGCTAATTCAGTAGATTCTGATTCATATGTTGATGGAAGTATTGACTTAGCTCATATGTCTGCAAACAGTATTGATAGTGATCAATATGTAAATGGATCAATTGATGCAGAACATTTAGCAGCAGATATAATTACTGGAGCTAAAATTGCTGATGATGCTATTGATAGTGAACATATTGTAGATGGTTCTATAGATACAGCTCATATTGCAGCAGATCAAATTACAAATGCTAAAATAGCAGATGATCAAATAGATTCAGAACATTATGTTGATGGAAGTATAGATCTTGCTCATTTAGCAGCAGACTCAGTTAATGGTTCAAAAATAGCAGATGACAGTATAAATTCAGAGCATTATGTTGATGGCAGTATTGATACTGCACATATAGCAGATAGCCAAGTTACACTTGCTAAACTTGCAGCTAGTTCAGTAAACTCATCTAAAATTGTAGATGATTCTATTGTTAATGCAGATATTAATTCTAGTGCAGCAATTGCAGCTACTAAAATTCATGATGGATCTATTTCTAATACAGAATTTGGTTATCTTAATGGAGTATCTTCTGCTATCCAAACACAGATAGATACTAAAGCAGCAACAACATATGTTGATGATGCAGTTGCAGGACTAAGAACTAGAATTATTGCAGAAGCTGCAACTACAGCTAATATAGATTTAACAACAGATTTACAAAATGGTGATACTATTGATGGAGTAACTCTTGTAACTGGAGATAGAGTATTAGTTAAAGATCAATCTACAGCATCACAAAATGGTTTATATACTGTTGTATCTAGTGGTACTGCAAGTAGAGATACACAATTTAATACTATTGATGAGCTATCAGGACAAATGATTGTAGTTAATCAAGGTACTGCAAATGATAATAAAATATTTCTTTGCACAACAAATAACACAGCTTCATTAGGTTCTGACTCAATTACTTACAATGTTATTACACCATCAAATGTTGGTACAGTAACTAGCATAGGTATAGCAGATGCAGGTGCTGGTGAAATTACAGTTGGTAACACACCTATTACATCTAATGGAAATATTACTCTTGCAATTAATAGTATTGCAGATACAAAATTAGGTACTATTAGTACAGCTAATAAAGTATCACTTACTGCCTTGAATATTGATGGTGGAAGTGATATAGGTGCAGATCTAACTACATCTGATTTAATAATAGTAGATGATGGTGCTGGTGGTACAAATAAAAAAGCTGCATTATCAAGAGTTGTAACTTTAATGACAGCACAAGGATTTGTAACAGATGACCCTACAGCCCTTGCAATAGCTTTGGGTTAAATTAATAATAAGGAGAAAATAAGAAATGGCAAATACGTTTAAAGTAGTAACATTTGCAGCAGAACCAGCGTCAGCAGGTACACCATATAAAATGTATACTGTAGCAGGAAGTACAACAACTGTTGTTCTTGGTTTAATTCTTACTAATATTCATACATCAGCAGTTACTGTTGAAGTAGAATTAGTTAGTAATACAGGCAATAGAGGTGGTGCTAATGATGTAACTAATACAACAGCTTTTTTAGTAAAAGATGTATCAATTCCAGCAGGTAGTTCATTAGAACTTTTATCTGGTGGTAAAGTTGTTTTAGAAACAACAGATGAAATTAAAATTGATTGTTCAGTAGCTGATAAAGTTTCTGGAACATTATCTATAATGGAGATTACGTAAGATGGCTTATATTGGTAAAATACCTGCAGCAGCAGCAATTACTGCTTCTGATCTTGACCCAGCAGTTATTACTGGTCAAACAGCTTTAGCAGTTGCTCCAGCTGATACAGATGAATTTTTAATTAGTGATGCTGGAGTTTTAAAAAGATTAGATGCTAGTTTACTTGGTGGTGGAAAACTTTTACAGGCAGTTTCAGTATTAAATAACACTGAAAGCAATACTACATCTGGAAGTTATCAATTAACAGGATTAACAGCAAATATTACCCCAAGTGCAACAAGTAGTAAAGTTTTAGCAATAGCATCTTTTGCGGCTCAAGGAGATGGTGGCGCACCAGCATATACTTTATATAATGGTTCAGCTTATGCTTCTGGTTCTAGTGGTAGAGGTTTATGTAATTTTGAACAAACAGGAAAACTTACAAACTGTGGTTTTAATTTTTTAGATAGTCCAAGTTCAACTTCACAAGTTACTTATACTGTTGTTATGAAAAATAATACAGCTGGTCAAAATGCTATAATTGCACCCGGTGCTGCTTATGGACATTTAACACTTTTAGAGATAGGAGCATAATTATGATTGTAAAAGCAATTCAAAAAATAAATCCAAATGCAATAGTAAATGTAATTGGTAGTGATATAGATACTTGTACTATTGAATGGTTAGATGGAACTGCTGAAATTTCTAAAGAAGATATTAAATCTAAAATGGCAGAATTACCTACAGCTGAAGAAGAAGCTACTGAAAAAGCAAATAACAAAACATCAGCACAAAACAAATTAAAAGCATTAGGTTTAACTGATGCTGAAATAGAGGCATTATAATATGGCATATATAGGTAGAGAACCACAAATAGGAAACTTTCAAGTCTGTGATGCTATATCAGTAGTCAATGGTCAAGCTGCATA